ATAGACGTGGGTCATATCCTTTTTCTGCTACTAGAGCAGTAATTTTGTCCCTTCTTCTAATAGTAGATAGTTCTTTTTCATACTCTGCATTTTTTAATTCTAGTGTGTCTATTTGTTTTTTGTATCTTTCTTCGACACTCATCTTAGCCAATTCTTCAGCTTCTTTTTTTGACTTCTCCATTTCTTCTAAGATGTTTTCACGCATTTTTTCTTTTTCAGCTGTTATGCTGGCTTGTAGTGCGCTTTCTCTTTTTTGGTACTCGCTTTCTTTGTTTTTTATGGCCTTTTGAATAGCTTTTTCTAATTTTTTGTCAAACTCTCCTTGAAGTTTAGGGTCTTGTAATAACACATCTAGGTTTTGAGTATCTGATTGAGCTGGTGTGTTTAGTTTGTTCACCATATCAATTATAGCGTCGTTTTGATTTGTGTTATCTCCTTGTTGATTATTTAATTGATTGTTGTTTTGTTCATTCATGTTTTGGTTCTCCTCCATAATTTTAAATCCTCCTATTAAATTATTTTTAAATTATTTTTAGAATATAAAATATGGTCTGGAGCATATTTATTTGGTTGTTATATATGTGGTTTGTGATTTATTTATTTTAAATATTAGGTCTACCTTCACGTGTTTGTGTCTTTTTTACGTTTTTAGTTTTATCTTTCACAACGGTTTTAGTTGTAGTAGTCTTAGTCTTGTTCTGCATTTGATTATTAGTCTGTGACGCAGTAGTAGGTGTAGTTGTAGTTTTCTCACTAGGACCGTCATAGTCATTAGGTGATACGTAAGAAGTATCTGGCGTAACTGTCTCGTATGGTATCTCTGTTTCTTCTTCTTTATTTTTCTTCTCAGTAGCGTAGTCATATCCAAGATTTGAAAGAAGTGTTTTTTGTGACAAGATACCGTTTAACGCTAACTGTTGATTTATATTCTCGTCTGTCATTGATGGTAGATTTGTTCCGATGCTTATAGTTATATCATCTATATTATAGTATGTATTTGATAAAAGATTTATACGTGCAAAGAAGTTAGCCCATCTATGTTTTATTAAGGTAGATACACCCTGTCTTACGTCGTCTAGCATTAGCGCCATAGTATAAAACTTTCTGTCGATGGCAGAGGCGTTAAGGTCTCCTGAGTTAAAGGCACTATCATTTGTATTTGGTATTCCTGATATTTGAAAGATGGAATCAACGTAATATTTTAAATACTTCGTAGCGTCCTCTGCGTGTATTTCTTTTAATAGCCAACTTACATCTCCACCCTCTTGTACGAAGAATGTTTTAGAATTTATTAAATGCTCGTCTTCAATTTCACGAGAAGGATTTATTATCTTCTCTGGGTTAGAAGATGAGATAGGTTTTTCTGGGTCAAAGTCTGGATTAGGTATTGTAAGTGGATTTTCAGGTCTATAACCAGAAATTTTTAGTTTTGCGTCTGTATCATTGTATTGGTATAAGTGATTTAGGTTATTCATTATAGTCTCGTAACTAGAAACTAGAGAAATGATAGGGTCTATGATACTTACTTGTGGGTCTGGTTCAAATACGCTGAATGTAGGTATATTATGAGTAGCTTCTTTTTCTTCTTTAAGGGTGATGACTTTTTTATACTGAGATGAAGCGTCTTCTGTTGTTGTTTGGTCATAAATGCTAGTAGAATAATTATTTGTATATGGGTTGCATTCAATACAATAATATAAAGTATGTTCTTGATTATCCTCAGAGTTACGTTTATCTAATGTGTAAACAGTAACTAAGGCTACGGCATTTTGCTGCTGTGCGTCTGCTATGTCAGTAGGAAATAATGCTACTGTATTAAGGGCGCTAAGAGGATAATATGTATAATTTGGGTCATTAGAAGATTCTAATCCTGGATTTATTTCAAGCTCAGCTGGTGTGGGAAGCAGGTCTAGTTGTCTTTCATAACAAGCTCCAAAAAGAACAGCATCGTGGAAAAGAGCTTTTAAAACTCTTGGGTCATCGTTTTTTGATGAGAGTGTAGTAATTATAAACTTCAATTGTGCTGCTGTGTCTGGGTCTAGGGGTTCACTATGTGATGGATGTAGTAATCTATATGCTGGTTCTTCTGATTGGTCTACAATTTCTGCATTATATGTAATCTCTCCTGATAGATAGCCTGCTGCTAAATCCGTAATAAATTTCTCAAAAAAGACTTGAACAGTGTCACCTGTTACTGAGTTAGTGCTTGTTATTCCACGAAGGTAACGTTCTTGAATTGTTTGACGCTTTTGTAATACACTGTCTACTTCGTCAAAGAGGTCTTGAATTTTTCCGTTATTATACTCGTCTTTTATATTTTTTGAAATTTTAATCATAAAAAATTTTACCTCCAATATTGCAACAACAGTTGCATAATTCTTTTTTATTTATTATAAAATATATTTTTTTAATTATCAAGTGGAGTACAAGTTTATTGTCTTTTTATTTTTAAATTTTTATTTTTTAGTTTACATAATCTGAATTTTCTGGAAATATGTTTTTTGAGTCGCCACCCTATTTTTTGACCTTTAAAAGATATACTAGGCAAGGCTTTGCAGGTTTTGCAAGGTGTTATGAACAATTGATATTATGTATTGTTAAATTGTTTATAAATTGTTATAATATAAGTAACAAAAAGATATAAATATGTATTTATATCTTCAAAAGACATAATTATGTCTATAAATACATATAAAGATATAGTTATGTCTATATGCAGTAGTTAGCATAGACATTGCTAAATATAAGCTATTGCATAGAAAGGGGTAGTGTATGTTAGAAGCTATCGCAGAATATAAGGCAAAGAAATATTGCGACTATGTTATCGCACAAGAAAGGTACAATATGTATCACAAATTTTCTGACTTGTTAGATATGCTTGACAATGGTATTGCAACAGATATGTTTTCACAAGAAGAATTAAAAGAAATCATAAACAAGCAAGACGAATTAACACAACGTATTCTATTGTGTCAATATGGTAAATATATCACAGTAGAATAACAACGTAAGCCGTTAAAAACAGTATGAAAACACGGCGTAATACTGTCATATTCAAACATATAGGGACTAGCCTACGGCTAAATTTGACCCCTATAAAAGAAAGGAGTTTTACTATGAAAGTAAATCGTTATAATTATGAGGTAATCTATGCCTTAAATCAAATCACAAAAAGTTGGTTAGAAGAAATCAACAAAGACATTAAAGAAAAAGGACTAAATGAAGTTATTAGTTGCAACGAAGACGCAAACATAAATGTAACAGAAAGAAAAGCTAATGACAAATATTCAGCAGAAGACACAAAGAAACTAAATGACTTCAAAGCAACACTAGAAGTAATCAACAAAGGTGAAACAGTAAAATGTGTCAATGTTGCACACTTGTCAAAATCAACTAATGATAAAATAGACAAAATTATAACAATGCTAGAAGAAAATCAAGATAACAAAGTAATACAAAGAGTAGCAAGCATATTAAAAGACAAGAAGAAATAAGGGGGTGTATATAGTGCCTACCCTATCGCAAAGGGGGAGCAATACATACCCCTTATTATGTCAGTACGCAGGGGCTGGGTGGTAAGCCTACCCCGTAGGGTTTAAAAACTTGCAGAAATAACCCTAAACAATAAGCAAGTCATATATGTTATACTATTGACTTTTAATTAAAAATGTTATATAATTAAAAGTGAACGCATACGGGACTAGCAAATATCGCTAAATACGAACCCTATGCAGAAAAGAAAGGAAGTAATATTATGAAAATTTTACTAGACGGAGAAGAAATCGAATTAACAAAAATCAAACAAAGTGAGTTTTACGAGTTATTAAAAGACAAAGTAAATATTCTATTGTTTGGTAAGTCTGGGTGGGGTAAAACTCAAACAGTAAAACGTTATTGTGAAGATAACGACAAAAAACTTAAAATAATATCTCTTGCAAGTAAGTTGCCAGAGAGTATAGGTGGTATCCCACACGCAACAGACAAAGGCTATTATGAAGAATTATTGTCAGAAGAATTAAAAGAAGTATTTGACAACGACGGCGAGGACTGGGTAATATTCTTTGACGAGATTAACCAAGCAGTACCAGAGGTTATGAATACATTATACGGTATATGCTACCCTATGGGAGAGGACAGAAACTGGTGTGGTCATAGCTTGTCAAAAGCACAAATCGTTGCTTGTGCCAACTTATCAGACGGTACAGACGGTGTAACATACTTAAACGACCTACCTACACCACTTGTAAATAGGTTTTTTCCATTTGAATTATCTTGCAGTAAAACAGACGCTAAAAACTACTTAAAGAAAAAGTATAGAAATATACCACAAGTAGTAAAGTACATTGACGTAATGCTTGACGCAGGTAAAAGTCCACGTACTGTTGACGAGTGCCTTGACATTATTCAATATGAAAAGTCAGGACTACTACTACAAAGCAAACTTCAAAGTGCATTAACAGCAAAAGTAATGGACATACAAAAGAAAGTGAAATCAGCAGACCCAGCAAAAACATTAAAACTATGTAGACAAAGCTATGAGATATTCAAAGAAGACGGAATAGTACAATGGGCAGGAGAAGAAATAGAAACAGAAGAAGAATTATTAGAAAAGTTTAGTGAAATCTTATCAGAAGAAGAAATCAAAGCTATTGTGAAAGGAGAGGAGTAATATGGCAAATTGTTTCTTAACAAGTGGACACGAAGAAATTGAAACAGCAATACTATTAGAAAAGGCAGTACAAACAGACTTATCTATCATAAGCCCAAGTTATAAAAATGCCGTAGCATTTACAGACGGTAAAAAGGTATTTGTGAACAGTGATGATAATTTAGCTAAAATATTACCAGACTATAATCAAGGTATGCTCAAATGGTTACTATGGCACGAAGAATATCACAAACAACTAGCACACCACAACAGGTTTTTTAGATACTTGAAAGAGTTAAGTGCAACAGATACATTCGACGAATTTCAAGTAACTAAAAGTGAAGTCAATATCATAATGGATATATTAGTACACGACAGCTTATCTAAAATGTTTCCCGAGTTAGTAGAAACAGCCACAAATAACCTAGCACAAATGAGAAATAGAAATAGCTTAGGCTACACATTTAAAACAAACAACTTAGAAGATATGCTTGACGAGTATTCAAAGTATAAACACCACGACAAGGACGACAAAGGTGCAGGCAAGGGAGAAAGCGACAAGGAAGAAAAAGAAACAGAAGAAGAAACAGAGGAAGGCGACGGAGTAGGTACACCTAAAAAGTCAAAAGATAAAAAGGACAAAGAGAAAGAAGACAGCAAGGACAAAGGCAAAGACAAAGACGACAGCCCAAGCGACGGAGAAAAAGGACACGAAGACGGTGGGGGTAGAGGAGGTAGTCCAAGTGGCGAAGACGAAGAAGAACAAGAAATTGCAGACGGGAGTCCCGAAGAACCAAAAGAGCCAGAGCTACCAGATGAACACGACAAAACAGACTGGAGTAAACTTGACGAGATAAGTGATGAAGAATTTATTGACGACGACGAGAGTGAACATATTATGCACAAGATAAATGACTTAAAGAAAAAGAAATTCAAACTTGCCAAACTAACTGAAACACTTAACGGTATGGTAACAACAGAAAAAGTAAGGACATACGCAAGACCAAGTTATGTAGGTGTAGACAGAAGTATAATGTTAAAAGGTCGTAAGTATGCAAAGACTTCTCTTTACCTAGTGTTTGACGCAAGTGGTAGTATGGGTAGCGAGTTAGCATTATTCAAAGAGATTATCTCAAAAGCTAAGATCGGAAGAGCGTCGTGTAGGGAAAGAGTG